CTCTCATTAGAGGTTTAGTCTTAACACTACCTGTGATTCTAGCTGGCTGGACAACCTACCGTCTTTATTTCAATAAAGATTCTGTTCAGTCTAGTTGGGAAGAGGGCGGTCGTATTGAGGTGAAGGATGAAAAGCCTAATCCTTGGTATCGAGATGAATACGAACCTGATGAATTTCAAGTTGGTCGACTCACTTCCTCCTGGAAGAGTTTGCCTCCGGAGCAGATAGTTAAAGACGTTGCCGCCAATTGTTTTAATTGTATTGTTCGACATCATGAAGAGGGCCAGCCAACATTGCGCGCTGATTGCCGTATTCTTTGTGTTGTTGGTCACATGTATGTCACTAATGCTCATGCCTTTAACTTTCGTGGTGAAAGTCTGGAGTTAACTATTGCTTTCCGACCTACCACCTCAGGTCTTGGCTCCAAATTTGTCTACACGGTTTATGAGAGAGATTGCTTCTTTATCAAAGAGCGCGATTTAGTCTTCTTCTGTATGGATTCTGTTCCAGCTAGAAAGAGACTTGTTGACCTTTTCCCAAGCGAGAAATTTCGCACTGTTTGTAATGGTGTTCAGATTAATCGTGACGAAAAAGGAGTGGTTAACACTCAGAATATTCGTGGTATTCGCCATGGTGAGTGTACATTATTTAGCCCTCCCGTACCAGCTGTGTATGGGTCTGCTGAACATGATACTGTTTGTGGTGATTGTGGTTCAACTTTGGTTGGTTTCACCCCCAGTGGACCAGTCATTTTGGGCATCCATGTGCAAGGTGGATCCAACAATATTGTTGGCTCATCCCGGATTTTCCGGGAAGATGTTGAGAAAGCACTAATTGAATTAAGTGCTTCTCAAATTCAATCGTCCGTACCCTTATTGGAGGGTTTGGATGGTAAGCCTATTGCTGTGGGTGAACTTCACCATAAGTCCACATTCCGCTACATTGAAGAAGGTGTGTGTACAGTTTATGGCAGTTTAGAAGGATTTCGTCCAAAGAACCGATCAAAGGTTACTGACACGTATATAGCTGCGGCTGTTCGTGCTCGTGGATATCCTGTAGAGACAGGTGCACCCGAGATGCGTGGTTGGCGACCTTGGCGTAAAGGAGCTCTTGATATTGTGGGGCAAATTTTCAATGTTAGTCGAGCTGATGTTCTTGCGTGTGTTAACGCATTTGCAGCTGATGTCATTCGAGAATTACCTCCTGATCAGTTTAGAGAAATGATTGTTTTAGACAATGATGCTACTTTGAATGGACTCCCTGGTGTGAAGTTTATTGATAAAATGAACCGCAAAACATCTAAGGGATTCCCGTGGCGTAAGAAGAAGAATTGTTTCTTAAGTACTCCCTGTTTCTTTGAGGAGTGGCAAGATTATGTTAGATTTGACGATTCATTTTATGAGCGCGTTGATCGCATTATTGCCACTTATCGTAGTGGGAGACGACATATGCCAGTGTATATTCAACATCTAAAGGATGAGCCTCGTGCTCTCGAGAAGATTGTTGATGGTAACACTCGCGTTTTTGGCGGTGCTCCAGCAGATTGGAGTTTTGTCATGAGGAAATATTTGTTATCATTTGTTCGAGTCGTTCAAAATAATAAGTATATTTTTGAGGCAGCTCCAGGCACAAATACCACATCGTATGAGTGGGATGAAATGTATCATTACTTGACCCAATTTGGGCCTGAAAGAATGATTGCAGGTGATTTCGCTAAGTACGATAAGCGTATGTCAGGAGTATGGATTTTGGGCGCCTTCAACTTTATTGTGCAACTATTGCGACATGCAGGTTGGCCCGAGG